GTACCGGGTGATCTAGGGTAATGGGGAGGCGCGAGGCGCTGCGCACGCTGTCGACCGCGAAAACCTCGGCCTCGGGCCGGAATACGCGAACGATCGCGTTAGGGTCGCGGTCGGCGAAAGCGTCGCCTAGTTCGGCGGCCCGGTATTCCTGAATATTATTTGCGCGGCCGACGAGCGCGTCGGCGACGAAATAGCCCTCGGGCGTAATTCGTGCTCTGCCGTGCTCGATTGCCACCGGTGCAAAGTCATAAAGGAACGTCATGGGCGGGAAATACCGCAGCGCGTAGGGGCTTGACAATCAAAATTAATTGACCAGCCCGTCATTCCGATTCGGGCAATCTAGCGTCGCCGGCGTAATCCGGGTCGTTTACGATCAAAGCGACCCCCTCCCAAATCCACGGCTCTTTTTCGTGCGCCTCGGCGAGCGGCATAAGCACGATTTCGCGCTCGATTTCGTGCACGTCGGCCGTCGTAAGGGCGAGGCCCTTGGCTAGCAAGTCGTCAATACGTGCCATTAAAAACCGCCTCTATAAGTTCGATCGCCGAGGGCCCGAGCAAGTCTTTGCGCCCCATGACGTACGCCGAGAAACTTTCGGCGAACCATTCGTGTTCGTTCGTCGTGCCGTAGCGCGATAGGATACGGTTCGGGTCGACGTGCAGGTCGCGCCGGTACCAACGCACGAGGTCGCGCTCTAGCGGGGGCGTCCCGAACTGGCGTCGCGGCCCCTCGCGCTTAAGGTACTGGTGCACGTGGTGCCCGAACTCGTGAAATAGCGTCGTACGCGCCCGGTCGACCCCGTCGTCGAAATACGCGTCGATCGTAAACGGCCGGCCTTTGGCGCCGTCGCCGGGTTTCCACGTCGAGACAGGTTTGCCCGCGTGCCCCTTGGCTGCGTTTTGCTTGCGCCAGAGTTTCGAGTCGTCGTCGAGCCGCTTACGCAGACGGCCGAAAAGAGCGCGTTCCTCGGCGTCGATCGCCTGCCAATCGGGCGAACCGTACTGCACGGTCGCGGCCTGCTCGCGCAAAGTCTTTACGCGTTCGACGAGGGGTTCCATTTCGGCGCGCAGGGCGTCGCGCGAGGCTTGAATTTCCGCAACCGCGCCGCCCGGTGCCCGGCCCCCCACGAGCGCGGCAAAAGCGTTAAAATAGGTCGGGTTAATGCCCATTACCCCGTCGCCTTGATTCGCCATTGCCTTACCGCCGGAAACCGATTTGAACCCGCGCAGGCGGGGCAAACCGATACGGTCGGCGAGGGCGTCAAGTTCGGGCTTTAGGGCGGCGATCATTGAAACCGCCTCGTCGTCGAACCCGGCCGAGAAAACCGCGTTCCCGAAATCCTTATCTTGCCGGGCGCCAAATTCGCGCTTTGCGTCGTAACGTGAATCGCGCGCCGACTGCTCAAATTCGGCGCGGAGTCGCTTTTGCACGGCGAGACGCTTTTCGACGCGAATCGTTTCGGCCGTAACGCTGCGGTTTATCACGCTTCCCGGGGGCGCCGGTTCCCGCACGACGACCGGCTCAATTTTGGCCGGTGCAAAGTCGTGCAAGAACGTCATGGCGCCGGAAATTCCGATTCGGGCAAGTCGCCTCGGGCAATATCGTAAAGCAGCCTGCGTAATTCGCGACCTTGGTTTGCCGCCGCCAACCGTTCGACGCGAGCAGTCAAGTTTATCAACCGCAAATCTTGTATTAGCGGCAAACGGTCGGCGGGGTGCGGTCGAGTTGAAAGTGCCATGCGCCCTAAATACTGGTTTTGACGGCTCGGTCAAGCGCGCGCTTTCGATCCGCAAGGCCCACCCGCAAGGCTCGCCGCAACCCTGCGTCGGTCGGGTTATCGCGGATTAGCAACCGCACCCGGTCTAAATGCGCGTCAAACGCCGAAACGGGCGAAAAAGCCGGGGGTGGGTCGACAATAAAAGCACTCACCGTTCAAACTCCCGAACTATCGAATCTATTGCGGCCTCGTGTCGTTTTGCCGCCGCCGCGCTTTCCCCCTCTAGCCGATAGTCGTATTTTAGCAGGGTGCGGCGGTGTAAGCCGAGGTTCGCGATATGGTAATGCAGTAAATTTGCGTCGTCGACCGTCATAATCCCGGCGTTGACTAGGTCCGAAAGCTTACCATAAACTAGATTGACCGCTGCGTCAAAACCGTATTGGCCTAATATCGCCTCGCCCGCCTCGGCGTAAAAATACGAACCGTTATGCCCGTGCGCGGCGATCCCCTTTACGCCCGGGTCGCGCAGGAAATTAACGTCAGCAAACGAAAGGCTGCGCGACGACGGGTGGTTATGGTGCATTACCATCCGAGAGTCGGGGTCAGCGCGGCGTGCGAACATTTGCGGGGTTAGTTCGCAATAATCGACTCCGCCTCGGTTGGTCCCTATTTGCGCCCCCGTCCTAGCGTCAAACGCCGTTAGATATTCGACGCCGTCGCGTCGGCCGTTCTGCAGCACAAACTCGCGTGCCTCTTTCGCCAGCGCGTCAACGTCGACGCCCGGTTGCGGGCCCTCTGCCGCCGCTCGACGCGCGGCTCGCTCGGCCCGACGTTGTGCTAGCCGTTGCTCGCTTACCGGCTCGAATCCGGTTTCTGGTGGGGGCGGCGGTGGGGCTGCGATAACCTCGTCGTCGGCCTCTAGGTCGACCACGGCGCGCGCGCGACAACCGCAGCGGATAGCATACCCGGGCGGGTCGGTTTTCCCGACAACCGAATCCCATTTGAATACCTTGCCGTTACGATCTTTGTGATATTCGCGGGGGTGCAGCTTGCCGGAATGCGCCCATTCGAAAGACGTAAGCCCTAGCTGCTCTTGCCGTTGCTGGTCGAGCCGCCCGGTTAGCTTTTGCAGTTGGTCGGCCGCGATCAACTCGGCGCGGCGCTGCCCGATACCGGCTTGCTTGCGGATTTCCCGCGCGACGTCGCGCGCTGGCGTGCGGTTCGTAAGGCCGCGGAAAACGGCCCCCGAAATCCCGTTTCGCATTTGATCGTTAAGCGACCGAATCAGCGATACGTTATCGGCAAGCACGGCCTGCAAAGTCGGCCCGACGTCGCCGGCGCCGAGCATCATATCGAGCCGCACGCCGACCGGCGTAAACAGTTTGCCGAATTGCCCGCGGTGCCATTCCTCGGTGCGTACGACCCAATCGCTTAGTTCGGCGTCGAGCGACACGACGAGGCGGTTTAGGGCGTTGGCGGCGCTGTCGGTCGTGCCCTGCACGTCGTTTACGCTGTCGCGCAGGCCCTCGGCGAGCGTCGCCTCGTACTGCGGCCGGATTTCCTCTTGCCATTGCCGCAGCCACTCGCGAACGACCCGCATATACAGCCGCAACAGGTCGTCGCGCATGGCGCCGGTCGGTTGGATTTCGGCCGCGGTAAATGTCGGCGCCCGGTACTTGCCGACCCGTTTTACGAGGGCGACAAGGTCAATTTGCATCGCCTCGTACTTCCTCGAAAATTTCAGGGCCAAATTTCAGAGCCCCGCGATACGGAACGACCTTTGCCAAATCTACACCCGCCGCCGGGTCGTACTGAATCGTGACGTGCGGCACGTATTCGGAAAAGTCATGCCCGGCGCCCGACAATTCGCGGATTCGCTCGTGCCGGTACGACAGGTGCGACGACGCAAAGAGCAGCACGACCGCGCCCTTGTCGCCGAGCGGTTCGACGACCCGCGGGCCGCCCGGTTCGACCGTGTACCCGCCCTTGTCGTCGGTCGACCAATCATTGTCGGCCTTGATCCAATCGACGGGGGCGCGGCTATACGCAATCGTCACGTGCAGGCCGGCGGCCGGGGTAAAGCCCTGCTCGCGCGCCCACGCGTTGAACTCGTCGACGTTAAGCAGGTCGCGACGCACGTACAGCGATCGCGGCTGCGCGTCGGCGAGCAGCGTAAGGGCTTGGTCGCGGGTGATCGTCCCGCGCTGCTGCATTGTGTCGACTGCGGCCGGGTCGATATCGTCGGGGCCCTCGTCGTCGTTATCCATGTCGACCGGGTCGGGCAATTCGAGTTCAAGCGCCGATTCCTGAATCGCTTGGTCGAGCCCGGGCCAGCGCCCGCTTTCGATCATGCGGTTTTGGGCCGCCTTGGCGAGCGCGTCTTTCGGGATAAGGCCGGTTGCCGCGTAAACCTGCACGGTTTCGGCGTCGCGCTTGTCGTTTTCG